AGATAATATCTTACCTTATATTAATAGTAGAGAGTATAAGTACCGCAAAGATTTTCAGGGTTGGATAAACCCTACGAATCGTATGTGGGAAGATGAAATAATAATAGAAGAAAAGGAAAGGATAATACTTAAATGAAACTACCACACTCACCAGAAGATGAGCTAGGTGTGTTGGGTTCTTGTTTATTAGATAGCTCGTTGATTCCAAAGATCAACCTGCAGCCGAAAGACTTTTATGACCCAAGACACGAGAAGTTATGGAACGCACTACAACAACAGCACAATGAAGGCAAGGCTATGGATGCTTTAACTATCGGTGCTTGGTTGAAAGATAAAAACTTACTAGAAGATGTGGGTGGCTACGATCATCTAGTTAGATTACAATCAGATGTACTCGTACCTCACCATTCACAACACTATGCAGAAGGTGTTAAGAAGACATCTAAATTACGTCAGGAGATAGCTATACTTCAAGATGGGTTGGGGTCTGCTTATGGTGGAGAGAGTGTATCAGAGCGTATGATAAGTGCATTAAACCTATCAGCTCTTAACACTAGTAAAGACGTGCCACTTGATGAGTTGGGTGAGGAGTTCATTCAGAATTGTATTGAGGGTAATGTAGGTCACTTCAACTGGTGGTGTCCAGAGTGGACTAAAAATCTAGGTAAGATGAAGTCAGAACTTATGATACTACACGCACCAAGATCGACAGGTAAGACTGCGATTATGTTGCAATGGATTGTGAACTCACACAGAAATAAACAACGAACACCACTAGCCTCTATTGAGATGTTGAAACCAGAGCTGCTCCCTAGATTACTAGCTTATTCTGGACAAGTAAACACATACAATATGAGGACTAGAGGATATGCTACTGAAGATGAGATCAAAAGATCAAGAGAAGCAAACAAAGAGATTAAATCTTTAGAGTTATGTGTTCGTGATAAAGGTATGAGTATTGACGACATCAGAGGTTGGGCTATTGCCGAAGCTCGTAATGGTGCTGAAGCTATCTTTGTTGATAACCTGTTATCTATTAATGATGGTGGCAAGAAGTTTGAGAGTAAGACTTTGATGTATGACTACTTTATTCGTAGACTTCGTGACTTGCGTGATGAGTTAGAGATACCAATTATTATCTTGGCTCACCCAAATCAAAACAACGAGGTAGCTTGGAGTAAAGACGTTGAGAACTTTGCTGATACTATCTTATTTATAA